GGGTCAGTATCACTAGCCATCAAGCCAACCACCTGCTCAGCTACTAGCGTATAAACGTCTGGAGGGGTGCCCTCAGCGTTATTTAATAAACCCACTGCTCTACTACCCCCTTCATCCCTAAGCATCGCTGCGAAGTGCTGAAGGCCATTACAGGTGCCATCAAATGCAACGGGTAGATGTGAGATATACTCTGACCTACTACTTGCCATCAGCATACGTGACCACTCAAAGCAAAAAGCTAGGAACTGATAAGGCTTGTCTGCTTGTTGCCAGAACTCGCAGTCCAGCGGGTTTAGTGTAGATTCTAGTATGCCATCAGTAAATTTTTCTACCCAGTCAACCCTTTGATCAAATGTACCTTTCTCACCGTACACATTTGCACCGTGTACCGCTAACCAATACGCGCCATTATCACCTAGAGCTTTACCCCTAGCAAATGTGAGCAGTGCCTTGGATACATCATCACCCTGAGGATTTAAACCATTAGGTATGGGATATATACGGCCCCTGAAGTCTAGAGTGTATGGAAAATAAAACTGCTCCTCACCTTTAAACTGCTCCGCTAGGCTTAGCTTCATGCTCAGCTGTAGCCGTATTGAATCGTTACGGTTTAGAGCCTTATAATATATAGTCATTTCCTTTTTATACTTAATTAGCTGTTCAGGGCTCAGGTTCTGTGATGGTTTAACTGGCGGGGTGTCAGCATCTGCAGCTGGTAAGCCTCCTATCAGGCCACCTTGTGCCCATGCCTTGTCCAGTACCGTATACACGGGCTTATTAACTTTCCACGCGGTGTCCTGCATCTTATTGACTGCATTGTATACTAGTGGGATGCTGTGGTTGGCTAGTTCCTTCATGTAACGGTGGTTGGATGTTTTGATGAACTTGTAACTTTGACTAGATGTCAAATATCCCCCATTTGTTGGGGTGCTCCAGTCTAAGGGCTTACAGATCATAGGCTTTCTGGATGGTGCCTGTAGTTCACACCTGCCATGCGCTGACTTTAGGTGTTCCCTTAGGGCATCAGTCATGGTGACAAGGCTGCAGCTGGACCGCTTAGTACCCGCCTTTATCGTTACTAGCTTCAGGTAGCCTGTGGTTTGTCTCATAAGTTCAACTAGGAATATACCTAAGCGAAGTCTGGTGCTTCTATCCCACTGGATCTGCTCCACTTTTCCCCATTCCATCTGGCGTTTAACTATTACCCATAGGCGGTCAGTGCCCAGAGTAGGGAACTTTTTTATCTTGTGGTTGTACTGGTCAAATGCTGGTTTATTCTCAGCCCGCAACTTCTCATAGTTAAGCATACTATTGAGCCGTTCACTTATCTTTAAAGCTGTATGAGCTAGAGACTTATTTTTGACCATAACTTCTAGTACTGTCTTCATGGTTATGTATGCCACTTGATCAGGATCAAACTGGGAGATATACTTTAAATGAGAGCTACCCTTGCAACCATACCCAGACAAGCCTTTATTAACTTGGGTAGTAATGACAGTAGAGAAGGTATCCAGAGTATCATTCATTAAGCGATTACCAACTACACTTTCGCTGATGCCCCGACTATCTACATTATCTCTATATTGTTTAATGCCCTCCTGCAGACAATCGCCCTCAATAGCCCTTTGTCTGTCCTGTAATTGCTGTTCTGTTTCAGTGCTCATTAAGCTTAATCTCCTATGTATTAATACTAGTAGTATTCGCCTTATCCTATACTGTGGGAATAGAACTATACTAGGTTAGCATTAAATAAATTATGATAGCCACTCATTCTGTATGTGGTATTGACTAGATATAAATCTTTACCTATTTCACGCACAAAGTCGTGCTCCAGTGCCTTCTGTAACAATTCATCCTCACCATATTCAAAATTTAAGGATGGTGCCTGATTAATCCAAAGTTCTGCTTTGCTCATAGTTACTTCGCTCATATTACCTGCCCCTCTAATTGATTAATTAAAAAAATGAGACTCCACGGCTAATGAAAAAAGCTACCCCAGTTATTACAGCTGAAGACATTAGCATAATGCTGGCCCATACGAATACTAAACCTAGGGTGCCTCCTGCTATCTTAGGTATATCTTTTACCGTAGGCTGCCCGAATCTCATGTTTACTTTGTAATGCTCTATAGCCTTTTTTTTCAATGGTTCCCCCTTAAAATTGTTGGATTAGGTATCTAATTTCTATTAAGCCCGAATCGCTGCTAGTCTCTTTTACCCTGTATATCTGTGTACGATCCTGCACCCAGTCTATCCCCTCGCGCATTGTCATGCCTTGTAATTCGGTGTAATTTGACTGTAGTTCGGCCCAAGTATCATACTCCATCCACTCGCAACAGATACCAATTACATCTAATTCTATTGGATCACTGTACGTTTCACATTCTTCATAATGCTTAAACAATACACTCAATGCTTCATATGAGAACTGGTCACCCCTTCCCATATTACAGAACGCATCTCTAAATTCAAACTCATTTATAGTTGTATACATGATTAGCTACCCCTTTTAACTACATTATTAAATTTAGTTGTGACTGACACCCATTGGGAGCTGTAAACTCTGGCCTTTTCTCTTTGCATACCATACTTAGCACTAATAATCAACCTGCCAACATAGTTTACAACAAAAAATAGCCCAGTTTTCGCCTCCTTATAAACATCTGAACTCACATTACTACCGAATTGTGAATTTTCTTCTACCCAGCTTTTACTGTCTAGCTTGTACTTCAATTCGTATGTTTTCATATTTGTTCCCCTCGATTATAATCATCAGTCCAATTTGCAAATACAGTAGATAATTTAGGTACAGGCTTCACCCATATTCTGTCATTGTCACCGTCTACGACCTCGCCCATCTCTGCTATTGCTATTTCGTACTCTTCCCGCCTTATCTCTGATTCTTCTGTGAGCTTGGCGTTGTCGTAGTCTTCCTTCTCTTCATAGTAGCTCATTACTTAACCCCCTTTTTATGTAGTTGCTCTAGTAGTACATCACGGGCTAGGCCCAGTGCCTTGACTTCCTCACCAACCATGTAGATATATGTGGTCATAGTACCTTTAGCTAGTCGGAAATGTAAAGTGCGCTCCAGTTCTTTCCGTTCTCGCATCATATTCAGTAATGTCAAGTACTGCTTAACCTCACTAACTGATAAATTACTATCTGTAATTACTTGGCTCATTATAGTTTAGCTCCTCGTTCTAAATATGCTGTTATAAGGATTACTGGAGTGCCTACAGCCACCGCCACGACCATGTAAAAGAAAATCACGTCTAGACTATTCATCATTGTCTTCCTCCTCTCGTAGAGCTTCTCCAAGTTCTGTTATAAAGTGCTGCGCGTTGCCTTGTGCTCCTAGTGCTTCTGTTAGTGCTTCCATGTTTAACTGATATGTGATAATCATTATTTGATGTCCTGTATCATGGTGCGGTTAAAAATCAAATACATCCATATTGCGTAGACTATCATGTGTAACCCAAATATTACTAGTCCTGTGGTGGTTGCTGGTTCGATAACGTGTTCCATTTTGTAAGTCTCCTGTGTTGCTGTTAAGGGTTTGTTGCTACCCGATGACTGAAGTATGCCTGAGAGTTAAACCTGTGTCAACCCCTCAGGCCAAATTAATTTATTTATCTTGAAGTACGGCAATTTCTTCGCTAAGTGCTAACCATTCATCATGCCAGTAACTAGCACTTTCTTTGCTAGCTGCTAGTTTATCTATTTCAATATTTCTTTTGTTGTACATGGACTCGTAATCCTGCTCAAGTTCTGCATACTTATCTGCTGCGTCAACTAACTTGAATTCTCTATTCTGTATGGTTTGTTTATAATTTTCTATTTCATTCTTGTGATCTTTCTTAATCCCTTTTATATAGAGCTTCATGTTTTCTTTGTTTTCTTCTAAGTGTCTGTTATCCGTAGCTATACTTTTAATTAATTTCTTTAGTTCTGGTTTAGTAAATGTTTTCATTTTGTAAGTCTCCAGTTGCACCCCAAAGGGTGCGGTTAATTTAGTCTTCTTCTTCCATTCTTATACATTGGTTGGCTCTTGCTAGTTCTTCTTTAATTCCCTCGTATGCTTCTTGCAATTCTTCCCGTTCTGCATTAAGTTTTTCCATATCTTCTTTAATCCATTTTACCTGAAAATAGTGGTCTTCCCGTATTTCCCGTACAACCGCTTTGGTGTGCAGTAGTTCTTCTTTAAGTTCTTTTCGTTCTTGATTATATTTTCCTGTAAGCTCGCACTGTGCAAGATACATACTTTCTACCATTAGTAATGTCTTCATTTTGTAAGTCTCCTGTGTTGCTGTTAAGGGCTTGTTGCCACCCGATGTCTGAAGTATGCCTGAAGGTTTATGTACTGTCAACCCCTCAGGCCAAATTAATTTATTTAGAGATTTTAACCAGTGTCCTGTAATGTAATCTCTGGATGTTATAACCACCTGCTAAGATTGTCTCAATGTTGATTTCCTTGCTACCGTCATTTGTTTCTACCATGTAGCAACCATGGAATCCATCAGCACTATACTCGAGGTTTGACTTGATGATTCTAGTAATACCAACAGCCTCTAGCTTCTTTGCTATTCTAAAGTTCCTTTTCTTGATAATAAAGTTGGATGCTTTCACTGCCAACTCTGTAACTGTTTTGATATTCTTGGCATACTTGAAATCATTATACATTCCAGCACCACCACATATACTCTCAAACTTAGCTATTTTTGCATAGTATTCTTCACGATTAAAACGTGGGTTAAATACAACACTATCTCTGTACTCAATGTATGCGCTGTATCGCTCAGTATAGTAGGCAACCTGCTTCTCTGTATATATAGCATCGAATCTTTTAAATGCTACCTCTAGATCTGTGGTTATAGTCATTCGGTAAGTCTCCTAAGTGTTGCAGTTAAGGGCTAGTGCTGCTACCCAATGACTGTAGTATGCCTGAAGGTTTACCCTGTGTCAAGTAGATGTATATCTACATCACACCTATTTAGTAGATGTAGTATTCTCTTGGTTATCTGTTGGTTGTCTACTGGTTGTCTACTGGTTGTCTACTGGTTGTCTGTTGGTTGTCTACTGGTTGTCTGTTGGTTGTCTACTGGTTTAACTACCAGATAAAAAAACAGTAGGGGCCCCATGAACACCTAAAGCTAAACCATCAGTCACACCAGCAGCCACACCACCACCACAGTACCCATCGTTCACCCCTTGTTTAACTGCTGGTTGTGCTCAATGTTAAACCTGTAGCGCACCATCAGCTAAACCTGCAGCTCACCAGCTGTATATACATGGAGGCTGGCCTGAGGCTGGCAGCTAGGGCCTTGTTGTTGTTTGACTGCTGGTTTTCTACAGGTTTGACCAGAGGTCGAGGGGGGAGAAGGTCCATGGCGGTATATAAGGTACCCTCTCATATTTTAGTAACAAATAGTACTCCGAGATATATACATGTTTGATATTGAACATAGGTAATAGGATATTGAACATAAGTAATAGGCCAAACCATCAGCCAAACTACTAGTACACTATTAGTATCCCCTTATCCTATACTGTGGGGATAGAGGCTAGATATTCTGTAACCTCTTGTTTAACTACAGGATACACTATTCCCACCCCTTAGTCCAACCCTTAGCCTGTTTAGATCCTCCTAGTACGAGGCGTTTAAAGTCTCGGAGGTCCTGATCTTGTAACCTGCCTCTATGCTCAGCTTCAGCCTTATCAGTATCCCTATCCATCTGTTCAGCCCATCTAGCTATAGCCATAGATAGAGCATCTAACCTATCATCATGCTTTAAGGACTTCCTATCTCTAGTTATCCTACTTAGTTGGTATAGTAGTTGGTACTGGTGAGCTGAGTCTTCAGGGTAGTGATTATAGTTTACTTGGTCAGCTTTAACTAACTCTTCTGATATAATTACCTTGTGTCCCTGTAGTACAGGCTCCAGTGTATCAATGATTCTTAGTTCCTTTTGTTTGTTACTATTCATCTCCTCTATATGACACGGGTATGTTCTATTAACGAATGGTGCTAGTAGCTTATTAAACATACCATCACCGAATGTCTTCTCAACATATATCTCAGTAGCCTTATAGTGTTTAGCTGCATCAGCTATCTTCTGTAGGTTCTCATCTGAGTAGCCACCCTGTAGTCCTGTACAAGCTCTAACATATAGGAAGCCATTCATCATAGATACTACAGCAAAGGCTAGTTCATCACTACCTCTACCTGCAGGATCAACTGATAGTACAGTCCCTTGGTATTCCTTGAAGTCAGTAGATACGAAGATAGGTCGTAGGAGCTTATCACCCTCTAACCCTACACATTCAATATCATTTATTATCTCACTGGCTCCTGATCCCCACGCTACCTGTACTGGTGCTACATGACCACCATCAATACCCATGACCATGAAGTCACTAATCTTGAGTGGGTGCCTGTCAGCATCTGATAGAGCTGTTATCAATTGGAACTGTAAGTTATACCCTGATCTACCATAGGACATCTCTCGTTCTAATAGATCTGCATCATCGAACCTAGTTGGTTCTACTGCAGCTCCCCTACCGTGACAATCAGTTGAGAGAGAAGGTTCACTCTCCATATGATCCCTGATGAATGGTGCTAGTCTAGATGAGTACAACTCTGACTTCATAGCTTCAGCTGTTGGATACCTACTAGCCCAGATCCTTATCTCGTAGCCACGTTTAGGTAACGTATTATACAATGACATCTCAGTCTGTGGTGTACCTAGATAACTAATGCTACCCTCAGGTATAAGAACAGCATCACACTCTTTAACTGAGTTAGATAACTGATCTCTCATACTTTGGGTTAAACTATTACGAGGTACTTCCACATCATCAAGAATAATATGGGATGCACGACCACCTGTCATCTGGCCCGTTATACCAACAGATCTAACTGATGGAGCCTGATGTGCCCTAGATGGCCCAACGTCAAAGCTAATAGCACTATCACGTTGTTCCTTTCTAGGTAGTAGGTGGTGGAGAAGGTCCATCTCCCCAATAAGTCTACGAGTGAAGATTGTAAATGCACGTGCTCTATCGGATGAAGCTGAGATCACAAGTATACGCTCATTAGGGTCACGATAAAGTAACCATAAGCAGTATATAGCTGTGATCCAGCTTTTACCAACCCCTCGGAAAGCCTGAATGACTTTACGCCGAGGTCCATGTTGTAAATAGGAAGCTATGTCGTATTGTACTGGTGTTGGCTCAGGTAATCCTAGGTGTTTCCACGCTAGGTACAGAAGGTTTCTAAAGTCTTCCTTGATAGGGTCGACTACTTCTTTATTCCCTGCCAACAGCTTTCAATCCAGCGAATGGTAGTGACTCAACTAGATTGCCTAGTTCAGTGCCATCTACTATTTCAGCTTCTATGTTATTATCTTTTAGAAACTGGCGTGCTACGTTTAGCGTACTAGCAGTAGGATCTTCTTTAATCATAGTAGCTAGTGTCTTAGCCATCAGGCTGTGTAGCTGTTCTAACTCCTGAGGTGTAGCTGTATCCTTACTCATTTGTTTCTGGGGGTAATAGAGAAGATTTGTTCAAGCAGATCCTTCCCTAAGAACCAGAATACGCTGCAGGTAACAGCTATTGTTGATAATATTTTCACCATCTTAACCATACCATCTGCAGTTGTCCAAGCATCCAGTAATGCCTCTACTGAAGTGTCTAATTTATCTAGCTTAACGTGTAGTGCTTTTACTTCTACCTTCATTAATTCAAATTCAACCTTATCCTGCTCTGTCATTTCTTTTTCCCTTTGTGTAATAGCTGTGTTTGTATTGGTAGACTGCTAAAAACATCTAGCTGCGCTGCCACTCGTATTGCTTGTTCAGGTGTTTTACCGAGGTGCATAGCAGTCTGAGCAACCATCGCTCCACTACCAATACACATACTCTTCCCTATCACCTTATCTGGTCCGAATGTGCTACACCAGAAGAACAAACCATTAGCATTAAGTGTCAATGCTGCAAAGTCCTCTGTTTCATCATACTCTGGTGTATTATCTTCATCTGGATCGTTATACCACGCTAGGAACTTCTCAATGGCTACACAATCTCCTGCACATCCAATGATTGTTCTGTCTATAATAATTATCTTCTCAGCTAAATAAGGTAAAGCTCCTGTTGTAACTTGTGAATCACTGTAAATCCCCTTGCGAGTTCCTATAATAGTAGTCATATATTACCTCTGAACTCTATTTTTCCACTTATAAATAGTATCGAGGGCAGTTTCTGCCTTCATCAGTCTTCGTTGTAGTTCACTTCGGGAAAGCTGCTCAAGGGGTCTGGACAAATCGCGGGTGCTAGGAGAGTCTGACACCCCGTCAGAGTCAATAGTATTAATAGTATTTGTAAATTCCGCATCTAGTTCCTCTTTGAGTTTCATATTGTGTTTATCTATCTTGATACTAGTTTTAGACTGATGCTTACCCAGAGCTTGTAAACCTGCAAGCTCCTTTAGGGCAGCATCTAGCTGACGGGCGGTGTAACTTCTCCACCCATACATACCAATAAGGATAAGTGTATAAGCTAGGGTAACATACACCATTATATCCATGTTAGTCTTCTGAACCTTGTTCTTTAATAAGAGTAACTAGTAGTCCAAATACAAATGCCACGACAGTAGCTAGTTGTAGCTGTTGCTCTACTGTTAGTTCTAATCCAAAGTGTGCGCCACCCCATACTAAAGCCCCAACCACTGCTGTTTGAGTACTCTTTTCTGTCAATCTTGCTTTAAGCCATGCTAACATATGCCAAACTCCTTATTATTAAATGTAATTAAAATGTAGTGCTGTAAAATATACTCCATAAGCGCAGGGAATACCTGCATAAGCAAACCAGAGGTCACGCCTCCAGACTGTTACCCGTCTACCATGTTGATAGTACTCCCTCGACAAGGGGAAAAGCAGAACTAACCAGACGAACCATATAGGTTGCCATAGTATTAGTAGTGCAGGTACAAATGCTGTAAGCCAATGTGCTACTTGATCTATCACTTCTTTAACTATAGTCCGAAGCATTGTTTCATCTCCCTTTCCCTGCGGTTGATTAAGCCTTGTACCTTCTTTCCCTTATGATATATCCATCTACCCATCTCCTGACAAGCTCCTGCGTAATAACCATCGTTTAGTTTCTTTAATAGTGTAGATCTGGAGAAGGCACCCACCCCAATGTTAGTCATGAAGCTTACATACACATCTACTTCATGCTGTTTGAGTGGGACCTTAACAAGATCATCTAGTTGTTCTACTAGTTTGTCTGTGGAATGTACTAATAGTACCAGTGCTTGGACCACGGTGATGGTGTCTCCCATCTTTATTGTAGATCCGTCACTATAATAGGTACTTCCGAACCCTATAGTCGCACGATCCGTTTTAAGGGGTCTATAGGCTTCACTACGGAACTCTTCATGAAGAGCAATAGTACTGAGACCACTCCCACTCAGCATGATCGCTAAGCCCGCCCTACGGAGCCAAGGTTTCATAAGTGTGCACCTTGATTAATGATTTCTTTTTTCATATTAATAACTTATTATCATTTTAGCTACAACAGACGGTTGCATATTGTTATGTGCGCCCCCTGCACCTACTGATCCTGTTGGAAGTGTATTAGCTGAGTTACCAACTTTCATAGCTGCCCCTGCTTCTGGATCATTAGAATGAGACTGCCCAGTACCACCTGTATGTGTATGAGGAGGTAGCTCACCAACAGTAAGTGTGTGATTTTCCGCACCTGTAGTAGCACCTAGAGTCCTAACTGTAAGCCCCGCACCCGAACCCTCACCAATTACTGCTCTACCTCTAGGATCGGGTACATTAAAGGTGCTTGAACCATCACCTGCACCCCAAGTTGTACCGATAGCAGTGAACAGTGCAGCGTAAGTAGTACGAGATACAGCCTGTCCTTGACACCATAGCCAACCAGTTGGTGCTGTACCACCTGCATAAGGTAGTGGGCCTATACCCGCAGGTATAATACTGGCACGAGCTAAGTCTATAACAGCCTGTAATGTTGCTTTCTTCTTATTTCCTGCACTAGATTGATCTGCGAATGGTACACTATCCAATACTGTAGGCACTGTTGTAGTTAAACCCTCAAATACAGATTCATTTAAAGCTGCTGTTGTTACTGAACCATCACCAAAACCTGCGGTTACAGGGGCTGCATAAGCTATTTGTACCGCACTTGTGCCAACTGGTATAGCTGAGTTAAACGTAACAACACCTAGAGCTAAACTCCATGTATTAGAGTGTTGCACCACCCCATCAAATGTTATAGTGACAACATTAGCAGTTACATCAGTACCTGCACTCATGGTTAATTGAGTAGTTGAACCTGCTGTGTAGTCTGTAACAGTAGTAAATATATCCACAGTAGAGATATTATCTGACCTGTCTATAGCTTCTTGCCCTATGTAGAAGTTCTGGTTATCTGATAAGTCTAAGTCAGATGCTGTCAGTACTGAGGCATCCTGAAAGTCTACTAGCCTTGTAGTTGTAGGTGTTACCCTCTCTATGAATATAGAAAGTGGGGAAGCAGGTGCTGTTACGAATTGTATTGTGGAGTCAGTTAACCACACATAATCTGTGGTTAGTGTCTTCAGTACACCTGCTACCTTTACTGTAACGTGAGTACGATCTAAGAATAGGAAGGGTATGCTAAAACCTCTAGCTGCACCATCCCCCGTGTATGTTACTCTTGAGTATGCCATTAGACACTTACTCCTTTAAGCTCATCAAGAGTTTTCATATCATCTACTTGCTTTGTTATATCTCGAAGCCTTTTCTTCTCTTTAACAATAGCTGAAGTATCTTCAGATGTTTCTAATGCTCTATTGAATAGGATGTCCTGTTCTTCTAGTAGAGGTTTGCGTTCCTCTCTTAGTTTATCTTTAGTAATATCTTGAGCCTTGGTAAAGTTTATCTTCATTGGCATTACAGATTCTCCTTCATATTGTATGAGGTTAGTTCTTCCTCTGTTAAATCCGCCGAAGTCTTTTCCTCACTACCTGTTTCATATTCCCAAGCATTTCTGAATGTCCTGTCTGATAAGTCAGCATTCGTAATCTCATACTTAGTGCCAGTTGGTAATGTCTTGTTAGCAAGATGGATTAACTTTTCTTCAAGTGTTCCTGTTAGTTGTGCTAGGAACTTAGGAGCAGGTATCATCTGAGCAAGTGTTCCGTCATTGTCATAAATTATTTTCATTTTTAATCTCCAAATACTACATTCATCACGAGTTCTTGATCTCGTGCATGACCATCGGTGGCACTGTTGTAGTAGAACATACGGAAACTACCAACTAATAAACCACTCTGTCCGCCTACAGGGTATCCAGTTCCACCTAAATTCGCAGATTCTTGCCTAGAACCTGCGGTAACAGCATAAGTAGCTGACCCCATATCAACCGCAATAGTTACTGTATAGTCACCCGTACCATTATCGGTAATACTTGTTATGTTATGACTGTCTATAATGGCTACCGTACTCGCCCCATTAAAGTTAATCCATGCCTTTGCGGTAAATTGTGATAAGCCTCTGCCGTCAGATGTAATTCTAAATTTCTCGGATATTGCCCCAGAATCTACAGATGTACTTGTACGAAATACTAAATCGGCAGGGGCTGCTGAACTAGCAGTTCTATCACACCCTATACTCGCCATTATTCCTGCGTTGTTTTCATTCTTCCAATCAATTGTAAATGGCTGAAGACCAGTAGTAGAGGCAGGTGATTGAGCTTCGAGCGTTCCCG